AACGTTTCTTTGTTTATTCAATATATGATCTCTCAAAGAAAGCAGCGTTACCTTGTAACTAAAGATCAGATATTATTTTTAAAAGATATTGGTAGTAATGCTAGTGTATATCAACAGTATGGTTGGAGGAACACAGGGACATTATTTAAAGCTCACCTTCTCTCTTATGCTATTGAATTTTTAAGGGAGGAAACCGATCATGATTATAAGACTGATGGCACTGTGGTAAAGACAACATATGGTGTATCTAGAATACCAGATCCTATGTTAATTAAAGAGATGTTAGCTTACAGAGATGGCTTAAACGTGGATAGACTTGTAGCATTTGCAGCTCTAGTTGCCTTTGCTAAAATACAACAATCAAACCGTGGATATTTAAAACGTAGAGAAGTAACTCCTGAAAGTTTGGATAAGTCAAAAGATTTGTATAAATTAAAAGTAGGAGCGTTTAGACATATTGGCAAAAGTGCCTCTTCAAATGGTATGCAAAGACCAAAACGAGCATTTAAAAATTTAAGATGATAAATTGGTGTATGAGTACAACGGCTATGGAAAATGTAACAATTAATATTACATATATTAGTTACTATAGTGATGAAGATGAGGAGATTATAGAGTTTAATTTAAATGATACAATAGAACAATTTAACACAACAATTACAGACTATGCAATTATATAATGCTATGCAGCTCAAAAATGGGGCTAAAGCAGAATACAATAAAATGAGTACCCTTACTCAACCCATTCAATTTATTCCTAGAAAAGAGAAGGATGATGATTGGGCTGCGCATAATCTTGATTGGTTAGAATGGCAGGGTATGAAGCAGTTACGTAGAAATGCTAGAAGGCTTTCTAAGAACTATAAGCTTGCCAAAGGAATTATAGATAAGACAGACTATGTTGTTGAAGAGGATGTTGAGTATGCTGAATTAATTGATGTACTTACAAAAGAAGATCAGTCAGCATTAGAGTTAAAATTTTACCCAATTATTCCTAACGTAATTAATGTATTAGTAGCAGAATTTGCTAAAAGAAATACAAGGGTTAGTTTTAGGACTGTAGATGAAATCTCTTATAATGAATTACTAGAACAGAAAAGAGCCATGATTGAGCAAAGATTATTATCTGATGCTGAACGTAAAATGGTTATGAGTATGATTGAACAGGGTGCTGATATGGAAGACCCTGAAATTCAGAAAGCTTTAGCTCCAGAAAATCTTAAATCATTACCAGAGATTGAGCAATTCTTTAAGAAAGACTATAGGTCTATGTTAGAGGAATGGGCTGAACATCAGATGCGTGTGGATGAGGAGAGATTTAAAATGGATGAATTAGAGGAGAGAGCTTTTCGTGATATGTTAATTACAGATAGAGAGTTCTGGCACTTTAAGATGAATGAGGATGATTATGAAGTAGAGTTATGGAATCCATTAGTTACTTTCTACCATAAATCTCCTGATATAAGGTATATTTCTCAGGGTAACTGGGTAGGTAAAATTGAATTACTTACTGTAGCTGGAATTATTGACAAGTATGGATATTTATTAACTGACGTAGAATTAGAATCTTTAGAGGCTGTTTATCCAACAAGAGCAGCTGGATATCCATTACAGGGTATGCAGAATGATGGTTCATACTATGATGCTACTAAATCACATGAATGGAATACTAATATGCCTTCTCTACAATACAGACAGTTTATGTCAGTATGGGAGCAGAATAGTACAGCCGGTAATGATATTGTAAGTTACATCATGTCTGAATCAGAGGATTACACTGATTATCAAAATACAGATATGTTACGTGTCTCTCATATTTATTGGAAGTCACAACGTAAGGTAGGTCATTTAACTAAAATTGATGAGGTTGGTCAAGTTATACAAGATGTTGTAGATGAGTCATATAAGATTACTCAAAAGCCTATATACGATACTACATTATTTAAGAATAAAACTAAAGAGAATTTAATTGCTGGTGAGCATGTTGATTGGATTTGGATTAATGAAGTGTGGGGTGGTGTAAAAATTGGGCCTAATAATCCTGCATACTTTGGCATGAATAATAATGCTAGTGGTATTAACCCTATTTATATTGGTATTAACAAAGCTAATGTAGGTCGTGTACCTTTTCAATTTAAAGGGGATGCTACTTTGTATGGTTGTAAATTACCAGTGGAAGGATCTGTATTCTCTGATAGAAATACTAAGTCTACATCTTTAGTAGATTTGATGAAACCATACCAGATAGGTTATAACATTGTTAATAACCAGATTGCGGATATTCTTGTAGATGAATTAGGTACAGTGATCATGTTAGATCAGAATGCTTTACCTAGACACTCATTGGGGGAAGATTGGGGAAAGAACAACTTGGCAAAAGCTTATGTTGCAATGAAGAACTTCCAGATGTTACCTTTAGATACTTCTATTACTAACACTGAAAATGCTCTTAACTTCCAACATTACCAGGTATTAAACTTAGAACAGACACAACGTTTGATGTCTAGAACTCAATTAGCTAACTATTTTAAACAGCAAGCATTTGAGGTCATAGGGATTACACCACAGCGTTTGGGAGAGCAAGTGGAACAAGCTACCGCTACAGGCGTAAGAATAGCTGTATCAAACTCCTATGCACAAACAGAGACATATTTTATTAATCACTGTGATTATTTAATGCCTCGTGTGCACCAGATGCGTACAGACTTAGCTCAATACTATCATTCAACTAAACCATCTATTAGGTTGCAGTACATTACTACAAATGATGAGAAGGTTAATTTTGAAATGAATGGTACAGATTTATTACTTAGAGATTTTAATATTTTCTGTACTACTAAAACTAATCATAGAGCTACATTAGAACAGTTAAAGCAATTGGCACTTACAAACAATACTGCCGGTGCTTCTATCTATGACTTAGGTAATATCATGAAGGCAGAGTCTATCTCTGAAGTTACACACATCCTTAAGTCTTCTGAAGAAAAACAACAAGCAGTACGTCAACAAGAAATGCAGCAACAGCAGTCAATGCAAGAGCAAGCATTACAAGCTAAGAATCAAGAAGCTATGATGAAGATGCAATTTGAAGCAGATGAGAATGAGAAGAATAGACAGAATGATATTGTTATTGCTGAAATTAGGTCTGCCGGTTTTGGGTCTACTGTAGATATTAATCAGAATCAACAATCTGATTATCAAGATGCACTGAAAGATATCCGTAAAAGTGACGAGTTTAACCAACAGATGGATTTAAAGAAAGAATCTGCTGCTACACAAAAAGCAGTTAACATGGATAAGATGTCAATTGAGCGTGAAAAGCTAGCCTCTCAAAGAGAAATTGCTAATAAACAATTAGAAATTGCTAGAACAAATAAAAATAAATACGACAAGCCAGACAATAAGAAAAAGTAATAGCCTTATATTAGAGGAAATACAGATTTAATAACAAATTTTTAAAGTTTATACAAACTAATATATTATATTTTTAATGTACAGTACAAATAAAAACAAACCAACTATATGAGTGATGCAAAACCAAATGAGCAAACCACCGTACAACAAGTAGATATCAATATTGATGATATCTTCGGTGGAGCTCCGGGAGCCGATAGTATCGTGCTACCAACAGAAGCAGAGAAGAAACCCAATTTTTTCTCTACTCCTAAAACTGATTTAACGTTCTTAGATAAAGAGGATGAAAAAGATGAGGATGGAAATTCAGTTCTTTCTACTCAGACTGCTGATGATGTTCTTAAAGAATTAACAACTGATGTTGATGATTTAATTGATCAAGAAGGTGAGTTACCAAAAGGTGGCAGACCTAAAGTAGATAAGAGTGGGATGGTGGAAACCTTCTCTAAGTTAATTGAAGAGGGTGTTTTAATTGGTTTTGAAGATGAGAAACCAATGGAAGACTACTCTCTTAAAGATTGGAAGGAACTCTTGCAAGCAAATTTTGAAGAAAAAGAGCGGGCAATTAAAGAGCAAACTCCGAAAGAGTTCTTTGAAGCACTTCCTGAAGAGCTCCAGTATGCTGCACAGTATGTAGCAAACGGGGGTAATGACCTTAAAGGTCTATTCAGTGCATTAGCTCAAGTAGAAGAGGTACGTAGTTTAGATCCAACAGATGAGATGGATCAAGAACAAATTGTACGTTCATACTTGCGTGCCACTGGATTTGGCAATGATGAGGACATTGATGAGGAGATTGTAACTTGGAAAGACTTGGGTAAATTAGAGCAACAAGCTAATAAATTTAAACCAAAGTTGGACAAGATGCAAGAGTCTATTGTAGCGCAGAAGATTGCTGAACAAGAGCAAATGAAAGCACAACAAGAGCAAGCAGCATCAGCATACATGGATAATGTATATGAGGCCCTCAAACCTTCAGAGTTAGCTGGTATTAAGTTAGACAAGAAGACCCAAGCAATGTTATATGCTGGTCTTGTACAACCTAACTACCCATCTATCTCAGGAAGAAATACAAACTTATTGGGACACCTGTTAGAGAAACATCAATTTGTAGAACCTAACTACCCATTAGTAGCTGAAGCATTGTGGTTATTGGCTGATCCAGACGGATACAAGACAAAGATCATGGAGCAAGGCAAAAATAAAGTGGTTGAAAACACTGTAAGACAACTTAAAACAGAGCAGGGTAGAAAGATTTCTAGTACAATGCCTGAAGATAGAGAGGAAGAACCTAAACAGCGTAAGATCCCAAGACAAGCAAATATTTTTAAAAGATTTTAACAATACAAACAAACAAATAAATAAAATAAATAATTATGGCAACTCCAGTTTTAAACAATGGTATATTTCTACGTGATACCAGCTACCAAGCTAGCTCAAACGTAGATTCATATCACCTCGTAAACATGCTGAAAAGCAGTGAACCTATGGACATGGGTCCAGTAGATTTATGGGCTATGGCTCAGAAAGTTGAAATGCCCTTGTATCAATTCTCTAGTTTTGGTGGAAAAAACATCATCTCTGTAGACAATGCTCGTGGAGAGTACAAGTGGCAGGTTCCTGTTGCTCAAGATCTTCCTTACATTGTAGAAGATATTGAATCTTCAAATGCTACTAAAGGTGTTGATGGTACTACATTCAAACTTAAATTAAACAAGCGTTCTTTTGGACATGGTGATATCATCACTTATGATAAGTACAATGGTTTAGAAATGTATGTAACTGTTAGTGATATTCTTCCTACAGGTGATGGTTTCATTTACACTGTTCAGTTAGTAAACAATGACAATGCAAAATATTTGGATAACAAATACTTAGCAGCTGGTACTAAAGTTTTCCGTAAAGGTTCTGCTCGTGGTGAATACGGTGAGCGTTTCTCTGATATTGGACAATATGGTGCTGGTTTCCGTGAATTCTACAATTTCGTAGGTGGTGCTGAAGCTCACGTATCTTACTCTATCTCTAGTCGTGCTGACTTGATGTTAAAGGGTGGAATGAAAGCTGATGGTACTGTACCTGTTGTAGAAATCTGGCGTAACTTTGAAAAATCTATGGATCCTTCTATTACTAGTTTGGAGTCTATGGTACAGACTATGGGTAAAGATGCAGTTAAACGTGCATTTGACAATGGTCAGTTAAGTAAGACTTTCTTAACTACTATGGAAGCTGCTCACTTGAGCAAAATTGCTAATGACATTGAGACCTACTTAATGTGGGGACAAGGTGGACGTATTAAGCAAGATGGTCCAGATGATATCCGTTTGTCAGTAGGTCTTTGGAAGCAGTTGGATAACAGCTTCAAACGTATCTATAACAAATCTAGTTTCACTTTGGAAATGTTCCGTGCTGAGTTGTACAACTTCTACGTAGGTAAAGTTGACTTCCAAGGTCCAGATCCTAAGCGTCAGTTGATTGTTCAAACTGGTTTGGGTGGTATGAAGTTGGTTAACGAGGCTATTAAGAAAGAAGCGGTTAACAGTGGTTTGGTTATTAATGCATCTGAAGTAGGAGCTATTACTGGTAAAGGAATGGACTTGAACTTTGGATTTGCTTACACCAGCTATGTAATTCCTTTCTTGGCTAACGTTAAGTTTGTGCTTAACCCTGCATTTGACAACTTGCACACTAACGATATTGAAAACCCCTTGATTGATGGTCATCCTTTAAGTTCATATAATTTCATTATCTTTGACATTACAGATAACGTAAACGAGAATATTTACTTGTTAAAATTATCTTGGGATAATCAATTGAAGTGGTTCTACCAAAACGGAACTATGGATTATATGGGCCGTAGCCAAGGATTCCAGTCTTCTGGTAACTTCAACGGATACCGTGTAATGATGTCTCAAACAATGCCTGCAGTTTGGGTTAAAGATCCAACTAAAGTATTGAAAATTGTTATGCGTAACCCTATTACTGGCGGAAGCTTCTAATAAATAACATATCAACCCAGAGTCACTTCGTTGCTGGCTCTGGGTTCTAATTAAAAAAATATAAATAAAATGGCAATCTCTACATTTTCTCCCGCTTCTCCGGATTCTTTTATTATAAAAGAAGCTGATATGTCCTTAGCTAAATTTGGACATCTTAATGCTGTTGTAACTGAATTAAATACAAAAGCTACTATTGTTACTAGCGCTAATGTAACTCAAGCTACTAGTATCACTACAGGTGTTACTGCTAGTGCTGATGCAGGTGTTATTACTACAGTATCTAGTACTTTAGCTGCCTCTGCTTCTGCTGTTTTTGTAGTAACAAATACTAAAGTTTTGGCTACATCAAAAGTTTTATTATCTGTATTATATGCAGGAACTGGTATTGCATACGCAACTATTTCAGCTATTGCAGATGGTAACTTTACAGTAAAACTTTACAATGTGCATGCTTCTGCGGCATTGAATGCTGTAGTAAATGTACATTTTTCAGTAATTAACTAAACTATAGGGGAGTTAATAGCTCCCCAATATTATTAAACCAACAAAAACCATGAGTATAACAATTGTAGAAAAGTATTCACAAAACAAAAAAAGTAGTGTGAGTGTACGCCCTTATTTTGATGCACAAATCAATAATATGGGTCTTGAGAAATATGGTCTATCCCTGTTTGATGGGGTATTCCATGAGGAACAACTAGCTTGTCTTGAAATTAATGGCATTAAGCGTTATGTAACTGGGCTAAATGAATTTGCTCCTGAAGTAAAATTCTTACCAGATGATGAACGTGAAGCCAAAATTAAAGAGATTAGAAGAACTGTTTCCCAATTAGAGAAAGAATTAGCAGCTAACGTTGTTAATCCTGAAGACCCAGATTTTTGGAATAAGATAAAACTTCTTAAACCAGACAATGATGAATTTTGGAGTAGGATTGCATTAAGATGTGGAAATGATCCTTTATTCTTAGAGCCAAGTAAAGATCCTTATGATCTTATTAAGCTTTATGCAATTGAGGCAAATGGTTTTACTATTGTATCTAAAAATTATGATGATGCAAGACGTAGAGCAGTACCACCAAAGTTTTATTTAGATAGAGCTGAAGAGACTGTAACCATTAAAACAGAGAGTAAAAAATTACGTAACAAAGCATTGTCTGAGTTACAAAAAATGTTTGATAAGAACCAAGGCAAATTATTTTATGTTGCTAAAGTTTTAGATGTTGACAGCGCACAGTATAAAAAGTCTACACCTAATGATATTGTTTATGATAACATGGATAAATACATTAATGGTGAGACAGTTGAGACAGATAAAACTAAAACAGCAGAAAAGTTTTTATCATTAGCTAATGAGGATATGACAAACCTTAAACTCAGAGCTGTTGTTAAAGATGCCTCTTTTTATAAATATATAATCAGTAAGAGTGACGGATTTATCTATCACCTTGAATCTAGTACAATGCTTGGAAGAACACCAGCTGATATAATTGAGTATATGAAAAATCCTTTAAACCAGGATATTTCTGACAAAATTATAGAGAAGGTAGAAAAACATTGGAAAGATTAACCTAATATGAAGTAGTATTATGGGGATATAACACAGTATCCCCATAATTAATTAGATATGAATAACGATATACTTCAGTTAAAAATTAAGCAGCGACTTAATAAGTTAGCCTCTAATGATTATGATAATCTTGAGGCCTGGCAAATTATTGAAGCTTTTAACAAAGCTCAATTAGAATGGGTTAGAAGACAACTACATGGTAGTAATGTTTTTCGTGAGGGTGATGAAGGATCTAAAAGACGTATAGATGATATACAGATTTTATTATTAGATCTCCCAATTACTGGAATAAATAA